CAGAGTTATTAGCAAGTCTACGCTGCCCTTCTGTCTCCCACCATTGACCTGACTTAGCTTTAGCCATACGTGGATCTGATAAGTTTGATAAGCTTATAAGGGCTGAACGTCTTACTCCACCTACTACAACTATATCTGCTATCTTACAACAAAGATCGTGACACTCTATAGAATTAAGTTGTCTACCTGCTGCTTTTTGAAATATTCCTACAGTAAAATGAAAGAGATCATCTAAAGGTTCTGGTCCACTAGCTCTACCTCCAAAGATTTTAAGTCTAGATCCAGCAAGTCTAATCTTAGACATATCCCATTTAGGTATTTTACCTGCATATAATAAACTTATTAGTTCCCGGTAAGCAGATGCCCATCCTATCTTACTGTCAGCAACTACAATAGTAGTTTCTGTATCATGGAATGTCTCAGCTATTGTAGGAAGTTTATTTATAAAGTTTCTTTCTACACTAAAACCTACACCAGTACCGCACATAAGAACGTACATAAGCTCATCAAAAGATCTAGGACTATCTATATGTAAATAACTACAGTTAAACCCTGCTACGTTATCTCGTTTAAGAGCTTCACCTGCTGTCATCATACATCGCATAGAGGGCATAACATCTAAATTATGTATAGCGTTATATAACTGGGCTGATTCTTCTTTAGTTATCTGTCCTCTATCTTCAAAGAAAGATACATAACGATTAACTGTTTCACTCCAAGTCTCTCTCCGATTCTCTTCAGGAATCCAACGAGCATAACGACTCTTATGAATAAACTGTTGATATTTATCCATCACAACTCCTTATACATTAATGTGTTCAAACTTATTAATAACAGTTATGGTTATAGAACCATCTATATAACCTTCATAGATATCTCTTAATGAATCTGTAACAGCACTAAGTTTTTTTTGAAAGTCATCTTCGTGATAATTAAGAATACTGAGCTTACCTAAAAGCTGCTTATCTGGCCCATCTGTACCTAAAGTCTCACTGTCTATTCTAATAATTACTTCTTCCATTTTATTCTCCTTTTTTATATTTAATATGTCGAATTACTCTTGAGCCATCTCGTTTATCTCCTGCGTAAAAGATAAGATTTAGTTTTTCTAACTCATTAGGTCTAGAAGTTATAGAGCTAGAGGGCATATCAGGAAATTGTTTAGTCATTTCTCTGATAGTTGTTCCTTTAAATCCTGCCTTTTCAATTAAATTAAAAACAAAAGCTCGTCTTTTAGAAAGAGGCATAGAATATGCAGCCTCTTTGCTTGTTTCTGGATCATTTTTCCTATGTAGTTTGTAAGGACTTATATTATCAAACATGTTTAGCTGTTTAATCTCAGTAAGTTTCTGCTCAAGTGGTTCCATTTTACTCTCCTTTACTTTCTAATAGCTCTACTATCTTATTAAGATACCATATAGCTTTTCTAGCATCCTCTACAGTCTTACCCTTATTAAACAATCTTGAACCAGTATACTTTAACACATTACCATGACAATACATTAAAGCACCATGAGTATCTAACACATCTACTATATAATCTATAGTCTCTATATTACCTTTATTATAATGAGGGGGATGATCTACAGCTTCAGTAATAGCATCTGAAGCTTTATCCCACCCAGTATGTGCATATATCATTTTATCATCATTAGTACCATTACCCATTGTTAATGTGTACTCACTCATTCTATCACCTCTCGTTTATCTGCATTAATCCAACTGTCAGGTATGCTTTCCCGACTATACCAAGTAAATCCATTTGCTGTAGCCCACTCACCATGACTACGTTTAGTCCCATCCTTACGCCTTTTAGCCTGTGGCATAGGTGCGGAAGGGTTAGCAAATAAAAATACTAATTCTACATTATCTGGCAATGCTTTTTTTATCCAGATATATTTATTAAACTCTGAGTAATCCCAGAACCTACCTTTAGCTTCAAGTAATATAGTTTTACCATCTATATCCTTTACAAAGTCTGGATAGTATTTATGCTCTACTGTATAGGGAAAAGTATCTGGATGATGTTTCCAGTTCTCTAAGATACCCTGATGTAATTCGTATTCAAATGTAGAATCATATCCTTTTATTTCTGGTGGAAGTTTAGGTCTAGGAACTCTGGGTTTTCTCATAGGTTTAATTTTATATTTCAATGTATATCTACCTTTTCTTCCATAATATTTCCTCAACTCTAGGTACTGATTCAATATGAGTTAAATAAACTGGACCATAAGAATATTTAAAGACTCTTAGACCATCTCCACCGTTAGCATCAGAGTGACAATCATACTTATAGTTACAGTAAGTACAAGGTTTACTTAGTTTTTTATTACCTTTTTTACCATCATTAATATCATTATAACATTTATCTGGTTTGCGATTACTTTCTATGGCGGCTATAACTTTAGGTATAGCAGTCTTCATATTCTTTTTATCTAGCTCTTCTGGTTGATATAAGCAAAGCTCTCCAGATTCTTTATTAATTACTAAGAACCCTCCTTCGTTTGTACCCTCTGAAGCTTCATAAGATGCAAGCTGATCTAGGTATCCAAAAGGATCATCATCAGATAGTTTACCATCTTTGAATTTATTAAAAGCAAAGTTAGATGCTGTCTTAACATCGACAACTTCACCATCTATTTTACAATCTATATGACCTGTTATACCACCAACCTTAACTTCTTTCTGCTCATCAGTAACTTTATGTCCTGACATTCTAACAAGCATTAAAAGTATTTCTTCAAGGATATGACCGTATAGAAATTTAATCTGAGTAGGGCCATTAACTCCCCAACTAAAATTAGTATCTCTTTTTTCATACCATAATTGTCTAGCAGGTTTACCTATATTAGACATCCTTAAACTAAATTTAGTATTACGTTCACCCGGATTAGACCAGCTTAATATAGCTTGTTTAATTTTAGAGACTGTAATATCTATATCTTCTTCTGATATATTTAGAGGCTCACCAGAAGATAACTTTTCTAATGGTTCATATATATCAGCTATAAGGTTATTTATATTATTCATTTTCAATACTCTTAAAATAAATTCTTGTAATATATTTTCTTATAATAGCAAATAAAGTAATAATAAAAGTTTGCACTATAGAAAGAACTAACGGATCTGTAGTAAAGGATAACAATATAATTAATGTTACCCAAGATAGAGGGAAGTTTATAAAGAAACCTAGAGCAGTATCAGCTATAGATTCTATCATAGCTTTAGAATCAAAGGTCATCTTCAAGATATTTTATAGCCCTTTTAAGTCTTTTAATATCATCTCCAAAACATCCTAAAGCTCTATTACATTGATGACACAACCAACCTCTAAAACTTTTTTTAGAATGACAATGATCTATTACCCAAGAACCTAAAAATTTACCCCCGATTCCTTTAGTATCCTCTTCATTTTTTAAACATATAGGGCATATATATCCCTCACTGGGCATACCATGTTTTTTTCTAAGTTGTGCTCTAATTGCACGATGAGTTTTTACACATTGATAACAATGCTCTCTTCTATAGCCTTTCTCTGAATCTCGTCTGGTGTCATTCCAAGGAAAAAAGGTAAGTGGTTTTACTTGATTACATTTAGTACATAATTTTGAATTCTCATCTTCTTTATATTTATAGTCTTCTTCAAATAATTCATATTGCTTAATGTGTTTCTGCCCAGTTTCTTCCGACATTGTACTCTCCATCAAGAGGACACTTCAGTTCTAGAGAGCAGGTAGTTTCTTTAATAGACCTTACACCTAACTCGCCTACTAATTCAGCTTGATCCTCTCTAACTTCTAACTGCCATTCATCGTGTACATTAGCAACAAACTTAGCATCGAGTCCTTTATCATTTATGTATTTATCTAATATGATAAGGGCTTGCTTCATTACTAATGCACCTGCACCTTGAAGTAATGTATTTAATGCAGCGTGTTCGCTTCTAACAAATAACTTTCTACCATCTAAGGCTTTAAGGTATCCTTTTGAAGCTTCTCTTGATACTCTATTCTTAAGAGCCTCAAATGATGGGAGACTAGAGAAGAATGACTCTCTAAGTCTTTTACCTGCTTCTCTGCCTCTTCCAACCACTTTCCCAAGCTTTGCATCTCCTGCTCCGTAGAGCAATGCATATATAAATGTCTTTGCCTGAGATCTTGATTCAAGTCCTGCAAGGTTCTGATTAGCGGTATGAATATCTCCGTTAAGTATTTCATTTATATAATCCTCGTTATCCATATAGTGAGCCAACATCCTTAACTCTAACTGGGATGCATCAATACCTACAAGTTTATATCCTTCAGGGACTGTCCAACAAGCCCTGCACTCTTTACCATAAGGAGAATAAGAAGATACAATCTGAGCCATATTAGGACGGCTATGTGTCATCCTAGATGTAACAGCACCGTTACTGTTAACGTATCCTCTAACTCTACTATCACCCTCCATCTCATCAATCCAACTACTGACTTGGGCTATACGTTTCTGTAATGTAAGGAACTCACATATTAAAGCAGCTTCAGGTATATTTTTAACTTTACTAAGAGTGGACTCATCAACTATAGGTTGACCAGTAGGAGTAAACTTTTTAGGGTTCCAACCAAAGTCTATAAGATATTCACCTATCTGCTTTCTAGATCCTAAATTAAACTGATCTATCTTGGACCGGGTTACTTCCTTCCCATTAAGAAAAGCAATATATTCTTCATCATTAAGTCTTACACCGTTACCCTCTTCATCTGAAGCAGTCTTAGCTATCTTACCTGCCTTAGTATATTTAGGAGATAGTTTTAAAGTAGTAACTCTGGGTTTAAATGTTTCTCTTACTTTATCTTGAGTCTCGTTTATCTTACCTTGTAAGTTAGATACTAGAATAGTTGCGTGTTTTTCATCTAACAAAAAACCATTAGATCTCTGTTGATTTATTATCTTAGCTACATTATGTTCAAGTACAACAGATTTAGAAGAGAACCCCTTACTCTCAGTCTTTAAAAACTCATAAACTTTATAGTTTAAAAGAACATCCCTTTCACAATAGTCTAGCATCTCAGGAGAATAGAAATCC